AATTTGGTGAGAAAAATATAGATGATTTATTTGATAATGAACAAGAAGTAAATAAGGCTATTCAAGGTGCTACAACTTACCTTGCAACAGAAAAATTAGGCGACGCAATATTAGATGTATTGGATTCTCCGATGGGTTCTGTTAATGACCATGAAGGTGTAGTTATACGAGACACTGATATTTCCCCTAAACCATTTAAAGTTACAGGTAAATTCATAACCGGAGGTGTATCCTCAGATTTCCAGAAAAAATGAAAAATAAAAACATACTTTTAAAAGATTTATTATTACAACGCGAAGCTGAATTAATTACTGAAGCTGTACGTAGAAGACTTACTCCTGAGGAAGCTGCTGAAAAAATGAAACAGCTTAGGGATAAAGCCAAACAAGAAGCAGGCGATGCTATTGTTAAAGGCACAAAAAAGGCTAAAGAAATAGCAGTCGCTATCCAAGATGATCCTCGCTATCAGAAACTTAGAGATGAATTACAGGATGAACTTAAGGATCCTCAACGAACCAGAGAAGTAATAAATAAATCAGCTACTATTTTAACAAAAATAGGTGAAGTATTAAATTCCCAACTAAGTGATAAAGAAAAACGAGCTTTCCTTAAAAAGTATATGGCAAGCAATACTGCAATTTTTATAGGGGTTGCTGCTAAATTATGGGATATTATTAGAGGAGGTGTTAGAATGGCTACTGATGTATCCTTTGATATGCCAGAGTTTTTAGGGGGGGATACAATAGGAAATCCAGGTGGTGTAAACTTAGAAGATCCTTGGTGGTTAGATACAATGGGTGATCTTTTACCCTATATGATTGGTTTAAGGACCCTAATTACTATTTATGCTGCTAAAGATCTTATTAAAAAGGCTAAAAACTTTGGTAAAAAAGACGATATAAGCGAATCATTAAATGAAACTAACGAGTTTTTTAACAGCGAAGATGTAGCAGCTTTAATGAAGGCTATTGATATGTCATTAAAATTAAAATAAAATGAAATTAAAAGATATATTAAACGAAATCACAGGAACTAAGATCAAAGTAAAGGATCTTACTTTTAATATGATGAAAAATGTTTTTACTGATAGGTATCAAAAAGTTCATTTTACTCGTATGCAACCTGATGGTGAAGAGGGTCCTGCTTATAAAGATGCAGTAAGCCTTACTAATGGAGATGGTAGTTCACAAACAATAATAGATCCTAAAGCCTTAGAACAATGGAAATCCGGTATTTTAAGCATTAAAAATATAAGCCCAGATGTAGAAGTAATTCTTATGCCTAAGGGAGACCGATATGGGCAAAAATCATCTATTGAAGATCCTGCTTTTAAGGATAGAGAGGAACGTATAGGTAAAGGAATTAGCGCTTATTATGATAGTAAAAGACCAGGAGATTTTACTGGAGATTAAAAACTAAAGTTATGTTAAATAAAGAATTTAAAAGAAAAGATGTAGAGCGTATGCGTAACCTTATTAAAGGTAAAGCAGGCGAATCTGCAGAGTTACAAGTTGGTTATAGGGCTGAAAAAAAAGATTATAAAGAAGGTGATATTTGGGAAGAAGGAGGTAAAAAATGGACTATTAAAGATGGTATAAAACAAACTTATACTAAACTTGATAGAGTTAAAAAAGAAGCTATTTTACCTTTATTTTGTCCTAACTGTGGATCATTAATGAAAAAACGTTTAGACGCTAAAATGTATAAAATACATAAAACATGTTTTGATTGTGTAGTTGAAATGGAAGCTAAGTTAAAACGTGAAGGTAAATATGAGGAATATGAGCGTAAAATGATGATAGATAATGCTAAAGATATGGTAGACGATTATGAAACATATCTTTTAGAAGCTATAAATACCTCAAATACTCAATATGTTTCTGAAAAAGGAGAAGTCGAACGCTGGAAAGGAGGAATAGACAAAGAAAAACTTACTAAAGAAATCAAAGAAGCAGTTTTAGAATTTAAAGAAAAACTAGAAAAAAATGATTAAATTAAAAGAACTTTTGTTTGGTAAACCTGATTGCGATTGTGGTTGTGGTAACTGTGAAGGTACTAAACTTAATGAAGGTGTTAAAGTATCTGAAAATTTACAATACCATTTAGATAATAAAATACCACTAGGTGAATCTGTTTTTAGAATCAGCTCTAATGCCCATGTAAAATTATTTGCAGAAACTAGAAAATTATGGGAAGCTGGTAAAATGCAATTATCTGAAGCAGACGAATACTATATGTACACAGATGCGGGTCGTCAAGGAATGTATGAAGGTAAGTTAGTACCTCTTGATTTACCATATATTATGGAAGCCGCTAAAAAGAAAAAGAAAAACCCACCACTAAATAAACCTAAGCGTGGTGGTCCTAAAGCATACTACGTTTATGTAAGAGACCCTAAATCTAAAAAAATTAAAAAAGTTACCTTTGGATCAGGTGGGTTAAAAGCTAAATTAGGTAATAAAGAAGCCTCTCAAGCATTTGCAAAAAGACATGATTGTAAAAATAAAAAAGATAGGACTAAAGCTAGTTACTGGAGTTGTAATCTTCCTAGATACCATAAACAGTTGGGTCTTGGAACACCTGCCTCAACTTATTGGTAAACCATACAGTGATATAATAGAAGCAGACGGTACAACAAGTCGTTTATTTCCTGCTTCAACTAAACCAGAAGCCTTAAAATGGCACATGGATGATGAAGATAGGACAGTAACAGTATTAGGTAAAACTAATTGGCAATTTCAGTTTGAAGATCAATTGCCCGTTCCTTTAGATAGGCCTATATTTATTAAGAGACACCAATGGCATCGTCTTATAAAAGGAGATGGACCATTAATGATCAGTATATATAAACATGCAAGAACGCAAACTAACAAAACCTGAAGCTAAAGCTAAAGAACGTATAGTTAAAGATTTAAAGGGGGCTAAAGCCGATTTTAAAAAACGCTATGGTGATGATGCTGAAGCTGTTATGTATGCTACTGCAACTAAAAGAGCTAAAAAAATAGCTGAAAAAGATTGTGGTTGCGGGAAAGGAAGTAGATGTGAAAGTCTTAAAACTAACGCAGTAATTAGCGAATTAATTGAAGATTTAGTATATGAAGAATTATGTAAGCGCGGTAAAGCTTATATAGCTGCTCGTAAAAGAGCAGGAGAAAAATCATCTGCTTATTTATCCGGCCGTGCTGTAAAAGTATGTAAAGGTCAAATTAAAGGGGCAGGTGGTAAAAGGAAAAAATCTTATAAAAACGAATCTTTATACAACCAACTTAAACCCCAAGTACTAAACCATCTAGAAGAACTATTTAATGACCCCCATTTTGCTATAATTGCAGAATATAATGTTAAAGAAGCTAATATAGATGAAAGTTTAAAAAACTGGTTTGGTAAAGAAGATTGGGTTCGTATTGATACCCAAGGAAATATAGCAGGTAAATGTGGTACAATGCCTAAAGGTAAAGCAACACAACGTTGTTTACCTCGTGCTAAGGCAAATTCACTTACTAAAAAACAACGTGCTGCTACTTCTAGAAAAAAAGTTAGAGGTAGTAAAAAAGGCAAACAATTTGTAAAAAATACTAGAAAAGCTAAAGTTAGCTTTAAAAAGAAATAAATCATGGCAAGAAAAGTAAATGCAAAAACCCAAATTAAAAAACTTCTTGATAAAACTGAAGTTGATGAAAAGTTATTAGGTAAAATTAAAGAAGCCTTAGAGAAAACTGATGTAGATGATAAAATTTTAGATGCTTATACTGATGCTAAAGAATCAGGATTATTAGATAAAATTAAGTGCTACGTTAAGTGCTATGGAGGTTATGTCTTAGCAGTAGGCGCTGGTTGCTTATTTGGTGTTAACTTATGGTGGGGATTAGGTTTCCTAGTTGCTGCTGGGTTATGGGCTAATAAAGTAACGGCTTGTCCATTAAAATAATATAATAATATGAGCTTTTTAGACGAAGGAACATTTGTAGGAAAAGGGGCAGTAAAAGATGCCCTTAAAGACCCTGAATTCAAAGCATTAAAAGGTGATGAAAAGGCTAATGCTCTAAAAACCCTTAAAATGGGTGGGTCAGTAACAACTGAAATAGAAGAAGCAAACGCATTCCTTGCCGCAGCTGATGCTGCTAGGGATAAAGGGGACAAAGAATTTGAATTTCCTAAAGGTAGTGGTAAAATGCATAAAGTTACCCTTAAAAGAGACTTAGATCTTGAAGAAGGTAAATTAGCTAATGCCTTAGGTGGGGTTGCTTTATTAGCAAGCCTTTTATTAATGAATAAAATAAATTCAAATGATCCCGTTGTTCAACGTTTACAAGCTGAATATGAACAAGCAGAGCCTGCTCAACAAGATTCTATTAAAAAATTAATAACTAAAAGGCTAATTTTTTTAGATTCTGGTGAATTTGATGATACTACACCCATGGATGAAAATGCTATTGCCAGTTTTATCCGTGGTAGTAAGTTTGGTGGGCCTGTATCAGACTTTTTAGATGACCTAGCAGACTTTGATATAGATAATGATAATGATTTAGAAGATAATGAACTTGACCTAGATAGCCCTACTAAAAAGAAAAAGTTTAAGGAACTTGATTTTATTGAAAAGCTATCTAAAGGTAAGGTTAAAGAAGATGAATATAAAGCTATTTTAAAAAGACTAGAAAAAATGGATCCTAAACCCACTGATATGATTAAAGCTATTAAAGATGCCTACGCCGCTGGGCAACAAACTAATGAAGCTAAAGAAGAAGAATTTAATTATAAAGCTCCTAAGGACAAAGATAATGATGATATTAGGATAGACCCTGATACTGAATTTAAAGTTGATTTAAAGCACCTTATTCAAAAACATATGAAAGAGGGTAAGTCTAAAGAAGATACAATTAAACTTACTAAAGCATTAATGGCTAAACTTCATGATAAAGGTGAAGTTAATATTGATGGTACTAAACTTATATTTAAGGAAAATAAAAAATATGCAGATGATCAACTTAAATTTAAAGAAGGAGACACTGTTTATTTTAAAAATGTAAAAGGTGGTAAAAACCTCCCTATGACTATTACTGGTCCCGGTAAATTTATGAAGTCTAATAGGCTAGGTGCTGGTGGTAAGGAAATAGTATTCCCTGTTAAAGGTGGCCCTGGTGGTAAAGGAATGTATGCCGCTGATGATTTAGTTAAAGAAGCAGACGTCCCCCAAGATACACAATTAACCCTTCCAGAACCACCTAAACGTACACCAAACTTCTTAGGTCCTGATAATATGGATTATGAAGGTGGTATGGCAAAATCACAAATGCTTAAAATGAAAAATTACGCTAAAGCATTATGTGATATGATTGATGATGAAACACAGTTAGAATCATGGGTTCAAGCTAAGCTAACCAAAGCATCTGATTATATGTCTTCAGTTTATCATTATTTAGATTATCAACGCACTAAAAATGTAAATGAAGCTATAGGAGATGTAATCCCTGATGGCGAGTGGCAAAAATTAGACATTGAGTGGGTAATGGATGAACCTGATGTAAATAGACCAGACTACCAAGAAGGCCCACTTTATGGGACTACAGAAGATGGTAGAGCATTTGAATCATATGGTTATTATACACCATTTGAAGATAAATACACTCCACTACCAGATGAAGAAGTAGTAGAAGTACCCTTACCATAATGAATAAATTAACTGAACAACGGCTAAGACGTAAAATACGTCAGATAATAAGGGAGGAACGTGAATACCAATTACGTCAATTATCTCCAGGTGCTTTTAGTGCTTTAGGATCAGACATATTAGGTATTCCTCCTTCGGCTATAGTTGATGTTAAAATTATTAAAGCCCCCAAACCTATATTTAAATGCTTTCTTGAAAATGGCCAATCATTTAACTTAATTGATAATGGTGAATATATGCAAGCTGATATTAATCGTATTTTATTTGATTTAGATAGAGACGATGATATAAATGGTGCAAAATACGAGCTTGAAAAATTAATGCAAAAAGGTAGTATTAAAAAAGATGACGAAGAAACAGCCTCTGATGATTTTGGGGGTGACATAGGGGGAGATGAACCCGCAGCGGATACACCCGCTGAAGAACCAGCAGAACCTGAAGTATAATGAATAATAACCCAGAATTTAAGCAAGCCTTAACTGGTATTTATAGAGATGGATGTAAAAAATTTAACATTCGCACTACCCCTAAAGTAGTACTCCGTAAAGACGCTGAAAATGGAGCATTAACTTTAGGTCGTACTGCATATTATGACCCTTTAGAGTTAACTATTGTCCTTTATACGTCAAATCGTCACCCTAAAGATATACTCAGATCATTTGCCCATGAATTAATCCACCATGTACAGAACGAACGTGGTGATCTACATTTAGGAGATGCTAGTGATCCCCAATATGCCCAAAATGATGAACACCTTCGTAAAATGGAAAAAGAAGCATATTTACAAGGAAATTTACTAATGAGAGATTTTGAAGATAATTTTAAATATCAACAAGAATAATATATGTAACAACGTATAGACTGATTCATAGCCAGTCGAAAAAAATTAAAACTGAGAGCTGTGGCCTCCATTTGGAGGCCACACTCTATTTTCGTATATTTAATAGTTAAGATTAAGCAATGGAAAAAATAGTAATAATCGGAGCCGGAGTAGCGGGCGTAAACGCTGCAACTAAATTAGTTGATAATGGTTATCCTGGTGACCATATCACAATTATTGATATGGGTAATGATCCCTACAATCGTAAACCAGAAGAAGTAATGACTGGGTTTATGGGCGCAGGAGGTTGGAGTGACGGCAAGTTAACGTATCATACTTCAATTGGAGGGCATATGTCCAAGTATTGTGGTGAAGACAAAGCTATGTCGTTATTTAACGAAGTAATTGAAAATTTCAAACGATTCCACCCCAAACCAGAAGCGGTACAGTGTTCAAATCCGGTTGCAGAACCTGATTTTATTAAACCATATTTTGGGTTAAGATTATTCCCTGTATGGCACGTAGGTACTGATTATTTACATGAAATTGGTAAAAATTGGTATGATTTCTTGTGTAATAAGGGTGTTAAATTTCACTGGAATACTAAAGTAACTAAGGTATTTTTTGAAGATAATAGAGTTGTTTTTGAATATGTCAATAGAGATCGTAAAGGTGGTGGTACTTTAGATTATGATCGTTTAATTTTTGGTGTAGGCAAGTCAGGCATTGATTTTGGAAAGCGTTTAGCAGAACATTATGATTTACCTACTGAAGCAAAACCTGTACAAATTGGTGTACGTTTTGAAGCACCACAAAAGCATTTTCAAAAATTAATTGATATTAGCTATGATTTTAAACTATATCGTAAGTTTGAAGATAAAGGTGTATCACTTCGTTCATTCTGTACTAATAATAATGCTGCTTATGTAGCTGTAGAAGAAACATATGGCGATCACAGTTATAATGGTCATGCTAAAAAGGATGAAACATATCGCAATGATATGACTAATTTTGGTATTCTAATGGAGATTAGAGGTATAGATAAACCATTTGATTGGTCACGTGAAGCAGTTAAAAAACTTCAAATTAATGGTACAGGTACTTATTACTCTCCTAGCCATAGAGTACCATCTAAAACAAGTGAGGGCGAATATGTTAAAACCGAAATTGTAAATAGTTTAGATCCATTATATGATGCTATTGGTGATAATGCGGTTTATATTGAAGATTTTATTGAAGATATGACTAAAGTGTTTCCTACATTAGGTAATGATTGGGGTGTTTATATGCCTGAAGTAAAATACCTATCACCAGAACCACTTGTAGATTATGATAATTTAGCACTTAAAACAGTACCAAATGTCCACTTTGTAGGCGATGCTCTCTCAGCAAGGGGTATTACAGTAAGTGGAGCACAAGGCACATATGTTGCTGAATCAATTTTAAACCAAAAAGAAATAGATGATTTTTTAAAATGGGCAGATAAGCCTGGTCCTTGGTCTGAAGAAGATGATAAAATACACACTATAGGAGGTTTACCGATGCCTAAAGAAAAATCTGAATACTGGAAAACATTATGAATAAAGAAGAATCTAAAAAATTTAATGAAGCCCGGGCTATTGAAAAACAAAATATACTTCGGGGTGTAGAAGATTTTCCCAAATCTAGACGTTTAAAAACACCAGAAGGTACTATTGCTTACTATTGGGATAAAAAACTTCATAACTGGGAAGGACCCGCTCTTATACCAGAAGGTGATAACCGTAAAAGAGAATATTATATTTATGGGATCAGACATACCGAAGAAGAATGGAAAGAAGCAAGAAGAAGTGGTAAAGGTTTACCATGGTATAAAGACCCAAGATTTAAATCAAGACAAGCAGGATAAAATGAAAATAGGTTTTTGTGGAACAATGAGTGTAGGTAAAACTACTTTAGTTAAAGCACTTAAAGAAATTCCTAAATTAAAAAATTATAACTTTGCTACTGAACGTAGCGCATATCTTAATTCTTTAGGTATCCCTCTTAATCATGAAACAACTATAGAGGGACAAACAATATTCCTAGCAGAACGTGTAAGTGAACTAATGCAACCTAATATAGTTACTGATAGAACTATTATAGATGTAATAGCATTTACTAAATGTGCTAGAAAAACTAGTATTATAAACGGAGAAGCTTTTGAAGAATATGCTAAACGTTTTATCTATTTATATGATTACATATTTTATATTTCACCTGAGGGTATGGGTATGGAAGATAATGGTATAAGAGAAACTAATTTAGAATATAGAAACGAAATCGATATATGTATTCAAAATTTATTGAAAATTA